AGAAACTTGTTCTTTAAATTCTTCTGTCTTAGCTCCAAGCAGAAGATCATATAATTTATCTCCTACATATGTAGAGTGCTCAAGTTTTGGGTTTGATTTGTTATAAAGTTTTTTAAATTTGGTGGTTATATCTCTTTTGAGATAATCAGCCATTCTGACTGTAGCCATAATATACTCCTAATTGAAAAGTTTAAAAATTGAACTGGCAAAATATGCCGTACCTAGCGCCGACGTAACAAGCGTCATCGTAACGGGACGTGCCATGACTGCCGCACCAATCCTCATCGTACCACGCCGTTCCGAGCCTAAACTGCCTTGCCGAGACTTAATATGACATACCACACATCAACCCGCGCCGCCTAGCCAAAACTGCCTCACCCTAACGGAACATACCCAACCTAAACAAACCGTGATTTGACAGACCATAACTGCCGTGACATAACACAACGAGACTTAACACGCCTCACACTGCCGTGACTGCCTTAACGGAACATACCTCACGCCTCCTTACCTCGCCTGTCCTAACCTAAACTGCCTTGACTTGACGCGACACAACGAACTTCAACTAGCCTCGCCGTACCGAAACTGCCTTAACTAGCCTTCTTGAGCTTTGCTCGTTGTTTGCTGATTGGTTTCTTAGCTGTTTCAAGTGCTTTCTTAACAGCACCTTTCAATAGATCCATGGAATTCAGCTGTTCTTGGATATTCTCAATACGAGTATTGAGTTGATCAAAGATCTGCAACAACAGTCTGTTGTCTCCCATAGCATCTGCGGTATACACGAATTGTCTCCCTTCCTCAGTTTTTACACTGACAAAAGCATGAACTCTTGTTTCTTCGTGGTCTACAACAGTAACCTTGGCTTGTGCAATCAGCATGTTGGCTTGATGCACGCGCCAACGTTTCCCAGCTGTTGTGTCATCCCAATCAAAATGCTTGTGAAGAGGATGCCTTTTCTTTTTGGCCTCCTTCAAGACTCCTTCGGCAGTTAAAGTGCCTTGTTTGCCTTGAATTTTTAATAATTCAGAAGTGATGTCGATACGTTTTTTCTCTTTCATATCAACCTCCTACCTGGAACATGCCAAACGTTCCATTCTTTTCAGGACGCCACTCACCAACACCAACGGTTTGACCACCGTGGTTTAATAAGTTAGCAACTTGTTCAACAGTAACGCGATCAGCGTCATATCTAACAAGCAACTTAGCTTTCCATTTTCTGAATTCTGGTCTGAATCTTAGATCCTTACCAGTTTTAACATTAACTGGATCCTTTCGTAGAATAGGTTTGTTAGATTTGATAGCAACACATTCACCGTCGGGTGCATTTGGTATAACGAAGAACAATGTTCTTGCGTCAGTCATATTCACACCGAGTGCTTTGGCTGCTCTAACAGCGCATTGTTTGAAGGCGGATGCTGGAAATCCAAATGAGCCATCATCTTGTATATAAGATGATTCAAGCATTGACTTTTTAGGGTCAACAGCTTTACGGCTTTTTTGGCTAGGTTTCTTACCAGTCCTAACATCTTCCATCATTTTCATTACGGATTCCTTCATCTTATTTTGAATAAGAGGAGTGAGTCCAGTAACGTCCAACGTAACCTGTTGGAAATTGGGTGGTTTAATTACCACGTCTAAGGTTTTTGTAGCCATTACAGCCCTCCTTAAATGAGACTTATGATTCCGCTAAGTGTTGCCACAAAGCAAAGAATTCCATAAATCATCGTTAATATTCCACCCCATATAAGACGGGTGGTCGTATACATTTGATAACCGACAGGAATTAAAACAATTCCAATTAAAACGATTATAAATATTAGTAGTTCACCTAAAACCATAGTTTTTCTCCTTATAGAACAACGTTAGAGTTATCTGTAATCCATTTCTGAACTACAGGTGAATCAATAATAAGTTTAGGGTTATTTTGAGCTGTCTTCTTAGCCTTATCGTGTTGAACACACTGTTTAACTAAAATAACTTGATACTCTGTTTCCATTTTATTCCCTATTCTTATTATATTGTCAATTTTGCTATCTTCTGCACGTGCGGCTAGAGCGCCTGTAAGTGCGTATAAGACAGCAGGGTCTGAATCATGTTTATATTTTTCAGGTTTCTCAATAAGCTTATCAATATCAGGTAAAGCTTCAGCAACCTTTCTAAATGCCACATATTCACCCGCTGGGCCGTCGCCAACTAACGCAGATACACCATAAAATAGTGTTTCTTCATTAGAATTTACTTTCAACTTCTTATCCACTAACGCCCAGCTCCTAGGAGTAGGAAAAGAGTAGTGGTCAGCGTCAAAAGAATACAACAACCCAGGGCGATACCTCATAAATGAGATAAGCGAATCATTAATACCATTGCTAATTGCCCAATTACACCAATCATCGAGATTAGGTTCTAATTCATAATGAGCGAGTCTGTTCCTGACAGGAGATGGCATCTGATATACAGCTGCCGAATCTGTCAGTCTGTTTCCTGCAGCAATTATTGACCAGCCGTCTGGGAGTTGGTAATCTCCCACTTTTCTAGTCAACAACAACTGCAGGAACGCATTTTGTGTTGCAGGGGGTGCTGTTGGCAATTCGTCAATCAGAAAGATGCCACGCTCCCCGTCCCTGCCAACAATAGGAAATACATCTGGAACTGCCCAGCTTGTAAAATATTTTTCGTGGTCTTTGATTTTGACTACACGAGGCACACCTCGTACGTCAACAGGATCAAATAGATTTGCTCTGAACTCTAAAACTCTTTGTTTTAGATATTGAGCTACTTGATATGGTATCTCGGATTTTCCAACGCCTGGTCCACCCCATATCATGGTGTTGAGACCAGCTCGCATATTACTAATTATCTCTTGAAAGAGATGCTTTGGGCGTATTTGATGCATACTCCTACTCCTAAATTAAATGTGAATGTAATAAATAAACTAGCGATAAGGTTTAAATAATTAAAAGAATTAAGTGGCTTGTCGAAAACATAGCACACGAAACTTGTATATATAAAAAAAAGCTGGTAGGCTAAACTTTATCTAAGCGGTCTAACCTACCATCTGGTTTTTACCCCGAACCAGACCAAGGGGTAATTTTTGGTAGACATCACTTTCGTGATGACAGGATAACAGTTTTCAATTACTACCAACCTTAAACTGTGGGTGGGAGCGTTAATGTTTTACCACTCCCACACCGATAGGATTCTTAATCCTTTAAGTGAACTTGGCTCTCATTGAGCTGTTTCAACTTGTCACTTAAACCCCTTTGAGTTACAAAGTAGAGGTGACACTTCGGGACATTACGCGTTATCGAACATCAAAGCGGCAGTTTCATTAGCAACTTTCTTGCTAGTAATTTTGCCAGACTTATCTGCATGGTTGTTATAGTTCCATTCAGCTAATCGCTGTAGACGCCTTTCAACTTCGCTCTGGATTCTAAATCGAGCTATGGATATATCATTGAGCTCAAATTTGTTATCCATTTTATTCAAGAAAGCTGATAACATTCTAGCTTTACGACCGAGATGAATCATCTTTTCTTCCCGTTCGGAAAGCCAATCTGGTATCTCTTTGTCTTCAGCTATGGTACTAACTGAGTCTTTATACTCATAAGCAACACTTGCAAACTCAGCCCAAGTTCTGGTAGTCAGCTGTAAAGCATTAATACCAGTGGTTTGTGGGTCAACTTCGAGAAGCTGACTGAAACCAGTTATTACTTGGTCGACTTGCTTGTTGAAGTATTCTTCTGCTTTGTTGTCTTTGAACGGTTGTTCAGTGCCATACTTAGCATCGAATACTTCCATTATCGCGTCAACGACTGTTGTGTTGAAGGTAGGATTACCTTCATCGTCCAGTCTATATCTACGATAGAAGAAATCAGGCAAAACGATTGCTATTTGTTTTGCTCTTTCTTCACTACCTTTTGGATCACCATTTGTATCAGGGATATATGCTGATTCAGGGGTAGATTCTGGCGGTAATAGTTCTTCTGTCTCCATTTCTGAAGGATCAAAATCATCAATAGCCATATTATTCTCCTAAATAGAAGGTTAAAGTTATACTAACTAAAGTTAGCGGTTAAATAACTTGCACAAGGATTTGTACAAATTAAATTCTTTTACTGACAGGTCGTGACGCCGAATTGGACGATATTTTCATCAGGATAGCGTCACTGACGGGCCCCGCCCAATTCTAGGTTTTCAGTCCAAATCAGGAAAACCTTTAACTGCTATTCTTTTTTCTAGTTAGCTGGCAGGTCGTCATCACTCTTCGGTCGTAATGTATTATTTAATGTTAGTGGCCTTGACCTGCCAACCATGAAAGGGTTTACTTATGCGTAATCTGGCTCGCCAATATGAGATTCAACAATTGTCTTTGCTTGATTCTTATATAGCTTTCCAAATTCCTCTATTAGCTCATTATGACAAATATACTGAAAAGGTACTTGCTCGATATAACCAGAACTGGCATATATACGGTTTGGGACGCCATAGTTGCCGTAGATTGGATGATCAACGATACCAGCTTCTTGCAATGTACGTAACATACCTTCATTCTCAGAGTAATCTTTGATGAATACAAATTGGATATTAGAAGAATTATCATGATCATTAAGAAGAAGAGGAAAGTCTTCTTTGAGCGTTTTAGTGATTTTGATCATTTGCTCTGGTAAATTGACTGTGCAAGTAGCGACGGGCGAGCCGTCATCTATGTCTTCCAACACTAAACCGGGGTTACCGTCAGGGTAAAGAACTGGGCGTACTAGACACTGCCAGCCTTTATATATAACTAAGGGATAAATTGAATTGTCTCTAGATAAGTTCATTGTTCATTCTCCAAACTTGTATGCAACTCCATATGAACAGCGGTGGGAGTAGCAGGGGTATTAATATAATAGATACAGGAATACTAAGAATAGCTCCTGTAGCTATAGCTAAACGAATACGAAGGGGTAATTTGTTATTCACGCTTTTCTCCTTATAAGTCCCATTCACAGACAGCATGAAAAGAAGCATCTTTAATACTAAAGCCAAGTTCTTGTCGTGCTGTTAAATAGAACATAATGAATTCATATGATAGGTTATATTTGATTGCATTAGATAAGTTATATCGTAGGGTTGAGGAACGGCAGAGATCCAAATAGAAATAAAGCATGGGTAAAAGACCGAAGGCTTGTATATCCATTTTGATAAGTCTCAAAGGATAGCCAACTTGGTATAAATATCTAAGAGTGGGCATGTCTAAAGTCATGATGTTCTCCATAAAATGTTCATTTCACAGTATTCTTAAATAGAGTATCCCGACGGAGGAGTGGATACCGTAAAGTGCTGGTACACCAGTGGTACACCATAAGTAGTTGATTTGCCACGCTTTATGCTAAAAACTGAGTGCTGGTGTACCACGAGCTCAAAAGTGCTGGTACACCACTAATGCTATAAATATCAAAAGGATAGCTCTGGGTGTACCGGTGTACCATTACTTTATAGACATTAGACTTTTAGACTAAGAATAAACAAAGTATATATAACTAATATCCATTCGGTTTAGCTGGTACACCCGGTACACGGTTCACGGTTCACGGTTCAAAGCTTTTGAAATCAATGGTTTACGGTGTACCGCTAGTTGTAAAAAGTGCTGGTACACTTGTGGTACACGCGGTACACCAAAGGCTGTTTTCTGTCCAGAAACGATGAATCGGTGCTCGCACAGCTCGCACACGAGCCAAACTCCTTGAAAAAGAAGCCAACGGCGGTCTTTTGCCGCCCGCTGACTCCGAAAAACGCTTTTACACTGCATTTTTATTGCCAAGTAGCCATTATTCCACAAAAGGCTATTATTACTGCGATGATGAGGGGAAGCAGTAAGGCTAGATCAATCATGTTGTTCTCCTAGAATGGAATGTCGTCTTCAAATGGAAGGTCCATCTGTTGAGGTTCATTCTTGGCTTTCTTATAGCCTTTGTTAAAGTTTCGTCTTAGGCCATGAATAATTGCTTTTGCTTCAGCGAATTTCTCAGGGCTTTTAGACACGGTTTTGCCTGCTATTTCACCTGCAGACTCGAGGATTTCAGCTATGCTTTTCATTTGCATGCACTCCTAAATGATTAATGAATGGTTGAAGACTGTAGGGCCTTCGGGTTTTGTGCTGGTTATTGTGAGCCACCAGCGGGGCGTGGGGATTACTCGATGTCGAGAGATGCGCCGTTGGTATCAGCTTGAGATGCTGTTTGTCCAACAACGTCAGGGTCAGCGATGGTTGCTTCGTAAGTGCCGGTAACGACTCTCAGTGACCAACGACCAGTAGGCTGTTTGTTTGTGTCGAGAATGGGAAACGCAGAGGCTTTGATAGGCATGCTCATTCGCTCTAATATGAGCTTGAGTAAACCGCTGGCATAGAAGTCAATACCCTTTGCATTGTTAACTCCGCCTGTAGCTATGGTATCCCAGTTAGCTTTCTGTATTGTGCTAGATGTAGACATGATGTCCTCCTAAATTGATTAATTAAACACATCTCACCTTTTATAGGGTATCCAATCATACACCCACAACCGAAGGAGCGGTTCCTACGCGACTATCGAGTTGTGAGGGGGAGGGTTGAGATACCATGATGTGTGACGAAGGGAAAAAAGCTAAACAAGGTTCCAAAACTGTAACGCGAATACTGAACTTCATGGAACGTAAAAGCCGGACGCGGGGTGCGATAGCACATACGAGGAGAAGATGCATGAGCAGTTATGATATACTTTTTGAAGAAAAATAATTTTGGAAAAAAATTGCCCAAAAAAACCTGCGCAAAATGTAAAAGGGAGTTGCCCACTAAGGAGTATCACTCTACAGATGCAGGAAATTTACGTAGGGCATGTAAGCGGTGTGAAAGTGCACAACGCACTACAAGATCCGGTACTTCGCCGTATGCGTATTTAAAAATACTTTTTTCGAAATTAAAGTATGCCCGAGCCAAGGAACCCGAACCGTTAACCTGGGACCTTGAACTTGAACAGCTATATTTATTATGGGACGGCCAAGGGGGACAATGTGCCCTTTCTGGTGTGTATTTAACTTGGCAAACGGGCGAGGGGATTCAGGATTTTAATGTTAGTATTGATAGGAAAGACCCAAAAAAAGGGTATATACCGGAAAACATACAATTAGTGGCCTACCGTGTAAATGTAATGAAGCATATACTTGGAGAAAGTGAGTTTTATTGGTGGTGTAAGAATATTGTTACTAAAAAAGAACAATTTTAACTATAATAAACTTATTTATGGGTGAAAAAAGTAAAAAAGTGGAGCTAACAGATGAAAAAAGGGCAGAAATGCAGTCACATTACCCTTATATGGGTATAGAATTGAACGAATTGTCCACTCAAGAGGAAAGATTGATCCATTTTTTCCTTCGTGGCATGTCGAAAGCCGCCGCGGGTCGTGCAGCGGGGTACTCTGACAGTGAACATGTGTATAAAATCTTT